TGACTGGTTTTATAACTCTCAATAATAATGGTGTTGCAGCAGCAGATGCTGTAGCTACCACTGCGATAGTTGCTGTTACGCTAACTTGATTTGTGCTTGGTAGAAATTTCTCTACTGCTGTAGTATCTTCATACAATACCACACATTGACCATCTCTAACTTCATGACCTACAACTCTTTCTTCACCATTCTGAGTTAAGTCACCTACTCTAGGTTGATTAGGTGCAGGGCATTCTATTTCTTCATCTGTAGGAGGTATCGGTGGTACCTCTGGTGTATTTAATTCTGGTGTAGGAGGTGGATCAAGCTTAGGTGCTTCTACAGGTGGTGCAATATACTCTAACTCATCAGGATTGTAGTCCATAGAGTCAAAGGATGGCATTCCTGCATCACAGAAGACTTGGACTTTATCTGGGTCGTCTTTCTTTAGTTGCTCTCTGTTTGATTCATGGGCAGTAACACAACCTGGGTATTGTATAACAGGGACACCTACTTCTTGTGTAATAGGTATCATAGGGAAAGGCACAGTAGGCACTTCCCTTAACCAAGTGGGTGTATAGACGTTGGGTATAGTCTGTGTGTTAACTGTAATCTGAGGAATTTCCATAGGTCGCTACCAAAACAACTCTACGTTTCTTCTTTGGCATTTTATGATAATGTATGCCAGAGAATATCACGATGTCATCTTCAACAGGAGTTTCAGATGCACACCCTTTGACAATGGTTTCACCTCCTGCATCAGTCAGATATATAATCAGATTCTGATGTGGGAAATCATGGTCAGTATGTGCATGCGTAAATCCTTTGCCTGCATCAACTGCATTAGCATTCATTCTGTATATTATATCTATCGGTATATCATTGTATTCAAATATTTGCTGTATTACTGTGTGGAATAGGTCAACATATTCTGACCGTACAGCAGGAAAGAGAGACCGTGGGTTTGGTCTCTCTAAAAATACATGAGAATAGAAATAAAAATTATCTCTTGGATTCTTTTCATGAAACCAAGGAAACTCTTTACCTAAAACTAATTCCTTTAACTGATAGTATTCATCAGTCAGTGGATTTTGTATCGGGGTCATCACATGCTTCATTAAACTCAGTTGCTATTTGTCCACCAATTTTTCCACCTTGGTCAGCACCACCTAGTGCAACTAAACCGCCCAAGACAGGACCTATAAATGGTATACCAGTGACGGCAGGAGCCGCAGCAGCACCTATACTAGCACCGACCACTCTCCCTGTCGATTGACCACCACCTTCCGCCTTTATACACTCTACATTTAGTCCTGCTTGGGCTGCTGTTTTTCCCACAGCACCACCACCTGTATGTGTAGCACCATCCATAGTATATTGCTCTGCCACTTGCCTATTGTATTTTTTAAACAGACCTTTCTGGTCTATGCTAGTAGTCTTATACATGGTCTTAGGGTCGTTAGCTTGGTAACTCATCTTGTAACCATTCTTATCCTTTGATATTGCAAAGGATGTATAAGGTCCTACAGGTGGAATATCAGGTCCTGTTTGTCTAGACGCAATGATACCTATCATCCCTAGATGAGAGACACCTACAAGAGTGCCTAAACTAATCCCTATCCACTTATTCATTTTAGAAACCTAGTGGTTTAATAGGTAATGCAGGTCCTGTTGAATCAGGTAAAGACTTCATGATACCTCCACCGATATCAGGCATGACTGCTTCCATTACCTTTCCTTTGATGTTATCTACGATAGCATCCTTTCTGATGAATACATATCCACCAATACCGACTACACCTAGTGCTACTACACCAGAGAAGATAGCGATTCCGTTAATAATTTTTTGCATGATAATTACTTGTCAGGTACAATTTTTACTGGTCCTTGCTCTATCCTAATGGTCTGAGCAGGGGCTGTTTCAGATGCCTTAGCGATAAGAAACTCCATATCTTTTTTAGATATGTTGGCACTGCCAGGCTCAGCATCGCCTTTCTTTTTCTTACCTCCCGCTTGGACGCCAAAAGTAGCTAGCGTTCCTGTGAAGACCGAAGCTATAAAAGTTGGGTCAATCTTTTCTCCTGCATCGTAGCCTGGTATCTTAACGTAATTCAAAGTTAAAATTCCTGCAGACCAGACGAGGACTATCACTCTTATGAGTGTTGCTAAGTATTGCAGTTGCTCTTCTTTATCATCAACTGCTTCTTTAAGTTTACCTAAAGGACCTTTAGGTTTCTCTTTTACTGCTTCAGTCATTCTGAATCACCTAGGGTTTTCTTTTTACCAATATTGTATTTGGATTCCAAAGTCCACTCACCCTTGTCTTTAAAAGATAAAACTTTAATTTGATTCAACGGTGCTAGGTCTCCAGTATCTTCACCAGAAATTTCTACAAGTCCCCAGTCTGATAATAGTTTAGTGATTCTATTACGACGTTGCACATCATTAGATGTGATGTTAGTAGGTTTGCCATCTAAAGCAAACAGCTCTTTAAAGTGGACAATGTAGTATTTTCCACGTTTGTGTAGGATATGACAAGACTGATAGAGCTTACGCTCTTTCCTAGAAGCAACACCAACTCTCGTTAATGTTTCACGCACCTTCAAGAAATCATCTGGTTCCTTGAGGGATACTTCTAACATCATATCTTGAGACCATTTAATCTCATCACTCACTTTGTTCCTCCTCGATTTAATTTCGATTTTAGAATCTCAATTTGCTCCTGAGTAAGTATCCTCAATGCTGCTCTAGCATGCTCAGTGTTATAACCATAGTATTTTTTAACTAAATCTAGGTCACTGTCTTTAGTCTTTTTATCCCAAGGAGAAAATCGCTTAGATTTCCTAACACTATGTATAAAAAAGGAATACTGCATATCATTCCTCAGTTGAGGGCATGAATTCATCTCATTTGCATGCATCACAGTGTCAATATGTTGGGCCATGCACTTATTGATGACGAAAGCAGGATACTTTTTCATTGCTCTCTCATCGAAAGTCATGTCACTTGTCTTCAGATTTATACTATTCAAATAATCCTTGAGAGGATACTCGTAATCAGGCATTTATAAGGGTTTCTAGGGGTGATACAGGATTGATGTCATAGTTAGCAACTAACAACTCTTTCTTCAGATGGTTGTTTGCTCTGTGTTTCATACCATATGTGATTTGAAACTCTTCTTGATAGAAATCTCTATACTTTTGCTTGAGATAATCATCATTGTTATAAGTTACCATCCAATCAAATGGACATACAGCACAGTCATCAACAAATTTATCATGGTCGAATGACTTGTGTAGTTTTGCATCTGTGCCATACAAATAACTACTAATCATGTATGGTGGGTCTAAAAATATAAAACAATTCCTTGGTGTTGACAACTCATCCATCATCACCTCAGTGTAATCTAGGTTAGTAATCTTCCAGTGCTGTATAATCTTAGATATTTCCTTCAAATACCCTGCACCACGAGTGGTAAAGTTTTGTCTGGATGCGGTAGCAGAGAAGGAAGAGTTTTCTGTCAGTCCACTATAACTACACTTGTTTAATACCCAAAATAATACTGCTTTACGGAAAGAATCCGCAGTTTTTATCTCATCTTTAGCAGTCTTAAATAATTCTTTTGCCTTGTCTTCACTACTATGATTTACTTTTATATCAATGAGAGTCTCAGATAAGTCTGTGCCATTCTGTTGTAGATTTAACCAGAAATTATAGAGATATTCATACTTATCATTCACCCATACAGGGATGTCAGGATACAGTTGAGAGAAGTGCAACGCAACTGACCCACCACCTACAAATGGCTCTCTAAATTCACCAATATTCTTAGGAAACTTGGTAATTAATCGTTTAGCAACCCTTGATTTACCACCTGGATAACGTAAGGGTGTCTTCAAATACTTCATAATTTAACGTGTAGTTGTGGCATATCCCACGGTCCCATATTTATAGCACCATTAGGGAATGCATTGAAAGAAATTGTCCATCTATCATAGTCATCCATCTGTCTACCAGAATAGTGTTTTAACCATGATGGAAAGATTATTAATTTACCTGGTGCAGCATCAACTTTCTCATTGATGCCCCAGTCAGACTCCATTTTATCATGATACCACACATCTAAGGTATCGTAAACCCTAGGTGTGCATGGGTCATCAAAATACGTAGGAGCACCATCAGTAAGATAGTAGACTGCACTCAGATATGACATAGGATGTCGGTGTAATGGGTGTCCAAACCCACTTCCTGCAGGGGCATGGTTAGCCCAACCAAGAGTAATTTTTAACTCCTCACAATATAATTTATAGTGGACTCTATACTCCTGTAAACACTCCTCAAAGAATCCAAATAACTCATCTACATACTCATTCTCACATTTATGTAAGTCAGGTCGTGTAGTGATGACTCCCTCAGGAATATTAGATTGCATAGCAGGATATGTCTTGAGAAACTCAATGACTTTATCCGTATTATGAGTGATATCTGACTGATATTCTCGTAATACTACTGGAAATAGATGGACTTCTTTACCCTGCATAATCAGATAATCTTAAAGGACCTAGTTGAGACCAACCGCTAGTCACATCTACTGTAACCATGGGCTGATCCCACCCACCTGAGTTTAAATTACCCTGCGGGAAGGTGTTAAAGGCAATGGTATACCTATCAATATCTTCGTGGTTTTCCACACTAGCATGTATCAACCATGAAGGAAATATAAAGCAGCCACCCGCCCCAGTGTGGATGAATTGTCGGTTGTCTACTATAGGTCCTCCGTCTAAATGAAACTGCTGCCACTCTCGTAAAGCAATAGGGTCTAAAAACACTGTTGGAGGACCCTCTGTGAGGTAGAATATACCGCTTATATAGGACATTGGATGCCTATGTGGCTCATGATGCTCACCTCCTTTTGCATCACTTCGGTTGACCCATGACTTGTTTACTACTAAACGGTCACACTGCCAACCATTATCAGCATGTATGGTGTCAACACACTGTTGAAACCATGAATGGAGACCTCTAAACTCTTCACGACGGTGTATGTCATTGCTAGTGCCTACACCCGCAGGCTCATTGTATCTCCTATAGTCTAGTTTCTTTACTTTGTCT